TAAACCTACAGAGAATTTAGTAGTATCATTTAACCATACTCTTTGCATATACAACTGATCATCATCTGAATCATTTAATCGTTCAGCAAAGAAGTCTTTTAATGCTCCTACTCTACCAATGTATTGGCCACTATTTAAGAACCTGTATTTCGATATACCAGGATCTGGATGCTTGCTTGCCATACCTTCTTGAGGCCAACACGATGATTCTGATCCAAATAGAATCTCTACAGAAGCGTCCATCCAACGTTTAGTAATCTCTTGTAAGTCGTTTATAAAGAACACATCATATGCATCTGTAAATAGTACAACATCATTTTCAGGTAATTCATCTAAATAGTTTCTAACTAAGTTTACCTTATGTCCTCCACCTGGACCTTCCATATCAGTACCATGCCAATCAACATTAGTACCTAAGTTCTTAACACTAAAGCCATGTAACGCCGCACTATCATTAAGTGCAGCACATTTCTTTCTATCAGTTCCTACTGTAATTGCATGCACTTTAAAGTCTTGGAACCAATCATCGTGATTTTGAGGTTCAATATCTGATCCCATCACTGCTCTGCTCTCTTGCGTAACAACTTCTGTTTCAAGTGCTTGTATGTTATGAGTTAAAACTTTACCTGCAACAACTTCATCTACTGGAATAATTTCAGTATGAAATCCTGTATTGAGTAATTCATTAGCCATATGCACAGTAAGAATATAAGCATGTAAGTTGTATGGATATCCAGGTTTAACTAATTCTGGTCTTGCACCGTCTTTCCTAGCTCCATATTCATTCTCATTATGACCTAGATATAAAACATCAATATTATGCTCATCTATCCATTCGCCCCAATCATTTTCTTTCCATAAATTTTTATCAATGATTGCATCATCTTCAAATATAATACAAGGTTTACCATGCTGTACAACTTGTTGCCATGCTTTATAATGAGATAAGAAACAGCCTACTTCACCTTTTGTGATACGTCTATTTTTAAATGGATCTCTCCACTTATGGTTAATACTAAATTCGTTCTTTAGCATTTTCTCATGAGTAATGGTATTACCATCAACAGCTTCTAGTACATCATAGTCTTCTAACCACTGATGCTTTGCTTTAAAATTGGCTAGTCTATCGTGACGCTTCTTTAAATTGATAATTATCTTTTTCATAATTTATTCCTTTATTGTCTGTTAAGAAACAGATCCACTGGCATGCATATTCTTAGTTCTGAGAAGAATGGATTAACGGCGTGATAAGTAAAACTCGGAAAGATCATAAAGTCCCCTGTCTTCGGAGCATGTATATGATTATCAAACATTGGTTTAAAATAAGGATCATAACCTCTGTTGCAATTTGATCTAGGATCAGAGAATACTATCTCTCCTCCAGAGGTTTGATCTTCTGCTAGTATATAAAATACTCCAGATAGTTGACACCCAGCATGATTATGTTTAGCCATACTATAGTGTTTACCTTGACCAGTAAGCCACCCCTTGAGACTATAGTTATTCCAATCACTAATAGGACGACCTATTGTTTTAGTTAAGTATGAATCAAAGCAATCATATGCGGTGCTTTTAAATTTATTCATTACTTCACTATTATCATCATCTAATATATTATATCCGCTGAGATCATTCGGAGGATTAGACATATTGTGATGGGTGAATATATGTTCTACTAATCCTGTAGTGTCAAACTTACCGCTACCTATTTGTGTAGGCCATAGGTTATCAATTAAAACCATTTCGCATTCCTCATATTATATCTGTATATATAATGGTATATATAATGTACTTAACAAGGGCTATTATGAAATCATTTGATGAATTTTACGAATTTCTGTTGTCAGAAGATTGTTTTGAAAAATGCTTGGTATCTTTTATAGATGAACATCAAAGACAACGATATATAGAACAAACAGATATATGGGCCTACAGAGGTAAAATAACCGACCTGTGGATGAGCGGTGATGACACTATTAAGATAGAAGGTTATGAGCAGTTTAAATATATTGAAAATGGTACTATACATATATTTTATTCGCCAGCAGGTGGACCTACTTTCCCATTACACTCTGATCCGGTTAATGTTATAATAGAAGTTATAGACGGATCCAAATGTATTGAAACATTCAACGGTGAATATCATATGAGCCCAGGTCAAAATATGTTTTTGAGAGCTGGTGTAGAACATAGAGCAATAAATTATGAGAAGGCATTAACATACAGTTATGGCATTAACGACACAAACACACTCAGTAGTATACATAAAAACGACTGAAACTTGTAATCTAAATTGCGCCCATTGTTTTACATCTGGTATGAATGGTAGAAAGATTTACTTTGATCATGTTAAAACAGCTAACTGGTGTAATGAATTAGACACAGGCGATAACCTTATACATTTAGAATATCATGGTGGTGAGCCTATGTTGGCTCCTATGGCAAACCTACGTGAGTTTCATGATATAACAAAAGCACAATGGGGTGATAGGGCTACTCATGGTATAACCACTAACCTTGTTTTTAAACTTACAGAAGAAAAACTAGCGTTCTTTGATGAGGTTATCACAGGCGGTAATATAGGTACGTCATGGGATCCTAACATACGTTTTACTAATGAGCATCAAAGAAAGATGTGGGAGAATAATGTTAAGCATCTCACATCACTTGGCCATTCTCTAAAATGCTTTATATCTGTATCTAAAGACGTTATAAAATTACAGCCTATAGATATTGCAGACTATATGCATTCGCTAGGCATAAGAGAAATATCATATGAGAGGCTAACTCATGATGGTAACGCTACTATCAATACAGATATTTTTCCTCATAATAAAGATTTAGATGATTGGTGGATGTTAATGCATGAGCAGACTGAAAACCATCCAGTCGAAAATGGTTTTATGCAATCTGTATATGAGAAGTTTAGCGCAGGGCAATTTAGAATAGGTACGTTCTGTCGTGATTGTGAGCAAAAGATACATACCATAAATGCAGATGGTACAGTAGCAGGTTGCCCTAATACAGCACCTACTATGCATTATGGACATATAGATACTCCAGCAAAAGAAGTAAGACTAAGCCCTAAACGTATGGAAATTATTTCGTGTGAACAACATGAGCGTGATCCAAGATGTTATTCTTGCCCTGTGTTTATGTATTGCCATTCAGACTGTCATCAGCTAGTATGGATGGATGATGTATGCCCTGCTCCTAAAACTTTAATGATGAAACTTGCGAAAGAAAAAGAATGGATCTAATTGTAAAACCAACAGAGGCTTGTAACTTCAAATGTACTTTCTGTTCGTCTACTGATATCGATCCTAATGAGGTTGGTTTATTAGACTTAAACTATATCTACAAATTTCTTGAGAGATGGCCTGACTGTAATACTATTATTGTTAACGGTGGTGACCCTCTTATGGTTAAACCAGAATGGTACCAAGAGTTAATAGATCATCTAGATGAGCATGACTATAAAGCATCTATATCGTTTACATCTAATCTATGGCCTTTCTTAATGCGTCCTGAGAAATGGCTTCCTATATTTCAGAATAAAAGATTTGGATGTGCTACATCATTTCAATATGGCGGTGGTAGATTAAAAGGTGATTATTCAGAGTTTACTGAAAAAGATTTCTGGATGGTATCTAATGCTATGCTTAAACATACAGGTGAACGACCTGACTTCATAGCAGTTATAACAGATGAGAACGAACATCTTGCTATTAAGAATGTTGAGTTAGCAAAGGAGATGGGTGTAGAATGTAAGTTAAACTACGCTATGGCTTCTGGTGTACAAGGTACAACATATCAACTATCTAAGATATATGAGACTTATATTAAGATATACGATATGGGCTTAGCTGAGTATGAGTTTAATACTAGGCAGATGATGAAACGTTTAGGTGGTTCTGGGACTACATGTCCTCAGAATAGGTTATGTGATACTGGCATTAGAGCTATGAACCCAGGAGGAGATTATTACTCTTGTGGCTCTTTTGGTGATGATATGGATTATCCTATTGACTTTGAAACTGAGATGAACGGAGAGATGCAGACACCTCTTCAAGACGATCCTAATATACAAACTATGAAAATGGCTTGTTATACTTGTCCTATGTTTGAAATATGTAACGGATGTAAAAAGACAGTACGAGATATGAAAAGAGAAGGTACTGTAGAAGCACATTGTAGACAAATGAAAACATTAGCACCTCGGATACTTGAGATAAACGGAATGAGTCCTGATGGAGTGACACCTTATGTCGATGAATCTATCAATTAATCCGACATACTATTGTAACTTCAGATGTGACTTTTGCTATCTTACTAAACAACAACTAGGTGATAGACATAAGATATCACCTGAGATGCTACAGAGTTCTATAGAACAAATAACTGATCCTATATCTCATATAGACTTATATGGAGGAGAGATAGGATTACTATCTTCTGAATACTACTACTCTATTAAAGATATTATACGTAAACAGTATGATGGTAATATTCATATCAATACAAATCTTTCAGCGTTTCCAGACTTCTTCAGAGATGAAGATGTAACTTTGTCTGTGTCATACGATTTTAGTGCACGAGAAAAAGAGCAATTTGTACTAAATAATATGATGAATGCTAATAAAGATTTAGCTGTACTCATCTTAGCATCACCAAAGGTGCTAGAGATGGATGTAGAGTTTATGATCTTTACTCTCAATATGGTATCTAATGTTAAGTCTGTTGAAATCAAACCTTACTCTATTAATCAAGCAAACGCTCATCCAGTCACTCATAAAGACTTCGAAGACTTTGTTATAAAGTTTGACGAGGCTAAGACAGAAAAGAATTTTGACTTTCAAAACATTCATAACATCTATAGAAGTATAGATAAAGAGTATAACGCGTTCTCATCTGATCATGTGTATATAACACCGTCAGGTAAGTTCGGAGTTTTGGAGTTTGATAAAGATGATAAGGAATATTTTAAAGAGTATAACACCTACCATGAATACAAAGAATGGGCAGAGAATGAAGTACGGGATAATCTTAGTCCTATATGTCATAATTGCTCTTACTTTGGCCATTGTCTCACCGAACATTACAGGTATGTTTTGGACTTAGATAATAGTTGTAACGGATATAAAGGGCTATTAGATTATTATGCAAGAATGGAAAGCTAGACAGCAAGCATTTCATCATATGAATACAGACTATTCAGATGATTTGAACAATGTAGATATTGTATGGAGACCTAACAACGTAGTAGAAGATGCAATAAGACACTTCGAAGAATATGTTGATGAGTGGATATATCCTGCTAAGTCATTTGTTGTTGCTATATGCTATGCAAAGTGGTTATCAGAAGACTATGGGGAAGACTTCTACGAGCTCTTGAGAGATAAAGATCTGCTCGCAGGTAACGATCCACACTTCGTTACATATAATGATGACCCTTCTACATATGATGAAATACTGAGTAAACTAGATTTTAATCCTAATACAGGTATGGTACCTGATATAAGAAAGTATTACGAAGAAGAAATGATGTATGGCATTTGAAACAACAAAGATATTACTAGAAGCTAAACGTCCAGATATAGCTGAGATTGAGATGACTCTCTTTGAGAACTGTCATCTTAACTGCTCTTTTTGTCATCATGATAAGAAGTCTACTGTAGGTTTGTCTCGTGAAGAGATCTTTTCTAAAATACCCTTAGTTGAAGAACATGTTATAAAGATGAAAGGTCGCGCTGATATAATTCAGATTAATATGCTCGGTGGTGAATTATTTCAAGATAGAATATCAGACTGGGCCTATGAAGTATATTATGATTTCTTAGTAGAAATTAAAAAGATATATGACGAACATAAACAGAAAATAAAAGTTGTTTGGGTTACTTCTTTTCAGTTTAGTAAAAGAGATAGAGTACAGAAACTACTTGATGATCTAAACGCTGTAGATATACCATCTTATATTATTTGTTCATATGACTTTGATGGTAGACCTGTCAAAGGACCTTATGGTAAGAATATAGAATACTTTGCTGATTATATTACATCTATCAATATGGTTGCAACTACTATATCTATTGAGAAGTTTATGGCAGATGACGATGAGTATTTTCATTACCTATATGAGAAGTTTGATAACTTTTACTTTGACGATTATATTCCAGATCGTGGTTATGACTATATGATTCCATCTGATAGTAAGTACCTTGAGTTCTTAAAGTTTGTATATCATAACTATCCTGATATTAATCCTATCAAGGATCTGATCTATAATGAGAGTAATCACATGCATTGCTTAGCTCTTAACAAGGTTACTATCTTTCCTGATAACTCTACATCAAACTGTAGGTGGGATAGATACGATCAGAGAGACTTTAACACAAAGTATGAGCGTAAAGATAATGCTGGTATGATGCAAGCATATATGGACGAGAATGGTTGTCTGTCTTGTAAGTGGTGGAACAAATGTGGATTCAGATGCTATACACAATGGGATTGGAAGAACCGTGAAAGAGATTTACCAGATTGTATTATGAGAATGTGGTTTAACTATATGGAGAAAACTGGTCAGAATTTAATTACAGGGTTTGATTATATGGGAACAGACACTCAGTAATAGAGTGATGCTCCATATAAGACTGTACACCTTTATCAATACAAGTCATCATCTTAGGACAAGTGCTGCAGCTATCTGTCTTTGCTGTATATGCTATTTGTGACATAAAGTTATTATCTTTAGCTGCCATCCAAGAACTAATATCACTTTCATCTTGTACTCTAAACTGATCTGTACCTATCAGTACAATATCATATACAAATGGAGTCCAGAAAAATCTATTATTACAGAATGTATAGTTGAGTTCAAGCGAACCACCTTGTGCTCTGTCGACTATTGTTTTAGGGTATAAGTCATCTGAGTAGTCATAATTCTTCCATTTGTTTATTAGATGTTTATGTACTTTAGATTTAGGTGCACGTAAGAAAGAAGGGTTAAGTTGTATTATAGTATCAAAGCGAAGGTCTGCTAGGTAGTTCATAGCTAACACTTCACTGTTATACTCATCATCATTACCCATATTATAGACAAAATAATAATTTAGATCATCCTTAAAGTCGTTTAGCAACTCTAATCTTTCTTCCATCCTATCCCAGTCTACAGGAGGTTGAAGAGCTATATTACAATCGTACATAAAACCATCTGCTTTAGGTATTTCATTTAGCATTTTTATTACTTGATGATTAATATTCTCAAGAGTAGTAACAAATTGTATGGTAGAAACTTTAGATAGACATTCTCTAAACGTTTTATTCTCTAGTAGACTTATTATATTGTTATTACCAAATAGGTCAGTAGGACCAATATTAATTGTTGATACTCTATAACCTTCATTGTTAAATAAGTCAATAGCATCATTTAGTTTATCAAACTCACCTACATTACTTCCTAATTTATTTACAAAGCAACCTTTACATTTAAACTCACAGCCAGATAATATCTCACAATTAAACTGTACTTTAACTTCATGACCCTTTCTAAAGGTTAAGTCAAAGTCTTTGTCAGCTTGTGCTGCTGATTTATTATTAGTTATAATACCCATTAGCTAGCCTTAAATTCAAACCCAGTCGTTAAAGAAACTTTTTTATTATTAGATACACTCTTTAGATCTTTAGATGGATATACACAGTCGGTTAGCATATGATGTTCCATATAACTTAAAACACCTTTATCAATACATGTAAGTATATTATCACATCCACTACATTCGCTAGTTTGATTTGAATATGTTAATTGTTTTAGGAATTGATCTTCCTTAACTTGTGTCCAAGAATTGATATCATTTTCATCTTGTACTTTATACTCGTCTGTACCAATCATAACAATATTATATACAAACGGTGTCCAGAAAAAGTTCTCATTACAGTATGTGAAGTTAAGTT